TAGAGTATGGAGTAAGAGTAGCTGTACCAAGTTCGATATTTGACGAATCGTATTTAGTTGCAAGAAGCTTGTCCGTTTCTTCTGATGAGTAGGCTTCGTTTGCATCGTAATAAAAATCGTCAAGATATTTAATGCTCGGATAATTAGTGCTGCTGTCTGTAATGCCCGTTTTGGAGCTTACTTTGTTTAAATTGTCTTCTTTTGATTTAAGTGCATTGGCTACATCTGTTGCGTTTGCCTTGCCTGTAAGGGCTTTCTCTGCCGTCTGCAAACGGGAGTTAATTGAATCGATGTCGCTTTTGTTTGCTTTCTTTGCAAGATTTGCGTCAGCCGTATCAAGCCTTGCCCCAAGTGAATTAGAACTGCCTCTTGCCGTGGCTATTTCGGATTCAAGTGCAATTGCTCCGTCTGTTGCCCGTTCAATCCCCTCGTCCATATGGTTGAGGTTGTCGGCAGTCAGCGGAGTTGCTGTTGAGGGAGTGTTTTCCCAGTTCATTCGTGTGTATTTGTTCAATTTTTTTATTCTCCTTTCGCTGTGATTTTGTCTGTGAGCGCCTGTATGCCTGTAAGCTCTCTTGACAGCACATATGATGTCACGGTTGCGGTTTGCGGAGTGCCGTCAGCGTTATAGGCATAGTTGCCGTCAGCGTCGGTTACATAATATTTAATCTGTATCATATCGCCCGGTTCAACCCACAGTCTGCCGTCAAGGGTTGCCTCGATAGGCTTATAAATTTTATGGTGTATTCGCTTGCCTGTATCGCCTGAAAATAAATTTTCAAACTTATGTATCCACGCACCGCCTTCGTTATCGTTTTCCTGCCATACAAGAATGTTATCTGTCATATCATAGGTTTTACCGCCTAAAAACTTGTAGCTACGCACCTTTGCGGTTCGTGTAGCACCTCCGATTGCAAAGTCAACAGTCCCGTATGTACCGCTTGACTTTTCATCAGCATTGAATGCCTCGTAAAAGTCATATTTTTCTGCTTTTGTTGTATCGGTTTCAAGGTTGACAAAAACAATGTTACCGCCTTTTCGGTTATCGGGTTTAACAAAAGCAAACACACCGAGCATTTCCGCTGTATAATTAAGCAATTGACCGTAATTAACCTTTTCGGAATCATCAAGCCATACTTTGTTAAAAATTTTCATATTCTTAACAGTCAGATTCTCAACCTTGTTGATAACCTCGTTAAGTAAACGGTCGGATAAAAAATGGGCATCAGGTTGACCGCATAGGTTAATAAATTTTTCAGAAACCATTGCCAACAGTGCATAGACCGAAGTACTGTTAGAATTGTTATTCCAGAGCTTTTGCAGAGCGTTTGTACAGTCGGTTTCATAAAGCTGTGAAATCACATCATAGGCGGTTATGCTGATTTTGTTCTGATCCGTTTTATTGACCTCGGCTTTGTCAATCATACCGTTAAAAATGCACCACGACTTTGTTGTCACGGCTTCGCCCGGATAGAGAGTGTCGCTTGGATATAATGAACTGCTCGGCAGTATCGGAGAGCCTGACGTAAAAGTTTGTGTCAGCTTAACTAAAATCCAACAACCGACAAGTTTTGAAACATCAAAGGTTCTGCCAACGGTGTTCAGCAGTCCGATTTTAAATTCTGAGGCAATGCAACCGCCAAACTTCAACTTATTTTCGTCACAAATCGACTGTTTAAGGCTCATACTTTCGCTTTCAATGTTGGTTTCGGTGATAACATCAAACTTGCTGTCAGATGAAAAGATTTCGAGCTTGTTTGAAATCAGCTCGTTAATAATTTTCTGCTTATGCGTACTTGAAACGGATAGCAATCTGTCACCCCCTTAATACTCAATAAAAGTGAAAGTCACGGCATTGTATATGATGTTGTTTTTGGTGATTTTCTTGACCTGATAGGTGATGTCGGGCATATAGGCGGTCATTGTGCGATATGCAAGAAGTTCATCGTCCCAATACTCGACATGGATTTTACGCTGTTGAGAGTTATCCCACGAACTATTCAAAGCACTTCTAATTGACTGCATTTGTGCAAGGGTGAGTTCATCAACGGTTGTAAACTCAATTTTCGACTTGTAATTTGGCGAAGTTGTGCGGTGCAGAAGATTGTTGCTGTCACGGTATGCCTTGATTTCGGTTCTCTGGAGCGGAGTGCCGTTGTAGTTATCCTTTGCAATAAGCTCGTGCGGAAACAGCTTACCGCTCTTAGGAAACCTTATTAAATAACCTTTAAAATTTGCCATGTCATCCTCTCCTAACCTAACGCACCGACACCGTGACGCTTTTTGACTGCGTTGTTGCGTTTTACAATGTTGTTAAAAATCACCTCGCCGTCAAGATTTACAGTAAGGTTAATGTCACCGCTGTCACCTGTTGAGCCTATCTCTGCCATAGCCTCAATAAGTGCCTGTTTGATAGTTGAAATCGGCGAAACAACCTCAGCCTCACGCTTGTTATCACCGAGTACGGCAAGAAATTCACCGTAATTTGCCGGAACAACCGTACCTGTGGCAAGTCGGGGAACTGTAATGTTAGGCAGTCCGACATTGCCGTTTACACTTCCTAACGCTTCATAAGCAATCTTTGCCGCTGTACTCATTCCGCCTGAAATAGCACTGCCGAGGCTGTTGAACGGATCTATAAAATTGTTTAAGAAGTTTTGAACAACACCTAAAAATCCGTTCATAGGCTTTTTTACAGCACTCTTGATACCCTCAAAAGCATTTGAGAAAACGCTTGAAATCGGATTGATATGTGTTGAAATAAAGCTAAGCAGTCTTGCAAGCGGATTTTTCAAGGCATATATTCTGTCACGAATGCCGTTTGCAAGACCTTGAACCGTGTAACCGCCTCTTTCATACATTTCTGTTGACGGGGAATGAATTCCCATCGTGGTATCATATTCTGAAAGCACAATAGAAGCAAGACCGTGACTGTTTTTGACAAGCGCACCTTTGTATGCGTCTGTACCCTCAACAAGACCGAGAACCGTGTTTTTACCTGTATCTTTTGCAGCTTTTTGCAAATTGTTCAAAGATTTCCACTGCGAATTTTGAACATCCGTTGTACTGATAAGACCTGCATTGTAAGCCATAAGAACAGCGGCGGCGTCTGAATAGTTGCCATTAACAACCTTTTGTACATCTGTAAGGTCATCACCCGTCATAGTCAGTTTGTTCATAGCGGCAACAGCTTTATTTACCGAACTTGTTGCACCGTCAAGAGATTTTGTTTTGCTCTGAATATTCTCGAAGTATTCAATGCCCTCTTTCCATAAAGCGTCGTTTTTAGCACCGCCACCAAAATAGTAATTTTCAAGAGCCTGCATACTTTTGCCGTTTTTCTCAAGCCACTTTTTCAGTTTTTTCTGTTCGTTTTCAAGGTCTTTTTTCTTGTTGTTATAATCTGATTTTGCACTGCTGTATTTCTTTGACGCAAGAATTCGTTCTTTGCTATTTTCAGAAGATAATTCAGCTAATGCGGCACTATTTGCAAGTTGTTGATATTTATCAATTGTACTGTCAATAACCTTTTGCACCTCGGCTAAATCACCATTTAAGTGTACTTTGCCGTCAGCACTGACAGTAACATATTGATTCCACACATCACTGAAACCGTCAACATTGTTTTTAAAATATGTAACAATGGTTTCAAGCTGTGCCTGCTCTTCTGGACTAAGCGTAGCTTTCTGTAACAGTTCATCAAGTTTCTGTTGGTAACTGTCAACAAGTGTATTGTCTGCATACAAGCTGTCCATTCGTTCAAGAGTGTCTGACAAATTATCCTCAATACCTTGCGTAGTTGTATCAAGCCTTGATTTTATACCGTCAATTTCATCAGCAAATTTTTTAGCTTCGGAATTACTCCAAACAAGCTGATTATATACAGTAACTGCAGTCACAAGTCCGGTGATGGCACCGGCAACGGCTAAGATTGGATTTGCAGAAACAGTTGTCAAAAATAACTTTATAGCATTTTTGACTTTGTCAATTCCGCTTGCAATCGCTTGTCCTGCCTTGAAAACAACAACAGCTGTACCGACTGCAGTAATGCCGCCTGCGATAGCGTACAAGGTTTTGTCACTAATAGATTTAACTATTTTGCTTAACAGTTTCAATGCTCCTGCAAGGGCTTCTACAAGTTTCGGAACTGCTTCTTCAATTGTCCATTTTGCAAGTGGGAGAAGAATATTCTTGTATGCCTGTTTCAGCTTATCTCCGCAGGCTTTGAGCAAATCCCTGAACGCCTGTCCGAGGTCGGCAACAGCTGATACAAGCGGTGACAAATCAAGACTTTCAAGCCATTCAAGGCGAATCTCTGACATATCGCTCAAAAAGCCTGTGATATCTTCAACAATGCCAAGGATTGCTTCCCAAATCTTTTTGCCCGATTCATTTTTGTCCCAAGCCTGTTTGATTTTAGTCCGCAGAGTTTTGGTGTAGTTGTTGCAGTTTTTGATAATATTCAGAATATTAGTCCAAATTCTCTCACCGGTGCCGTTATTCCACACTTTGCGAAAATCCTCTGCAATCGTGTTTACAAGTTCAAGCAAACTGTTCCATTTGTCGATAATGGATTGCACAACCTCGTCACCAAGTCTTGCCTTATTCCAAGCCTTTGTAAACGCTCCCGAAATATCACCGATGATATCAAAAACATTTTTCAAAAGCTGTTTGATGTTTCCGATGATCTTTTCGCCTGTACCGTTTTTCCACACTCTCTTCCACGATTCGCCGATTGAAACAAAAGCATTTTTCAGATTATTCAAGGCTCTTTTAATGCTGTCAAAAACCTTGTTTGTACGCTTTTCAATTGCTGTTGCGGCAGTATCAAGTGCGTTGACTGCGGCTTTAGATGATTTCTTTGTGGGGCTGTTTACTGCTGTACTGTCATCTGATGAACTGTTTTCAAGGCTCATCACGTTGAGCCTGTCAAATCCTTGAAGATTGTCTTTAATTTCCTTTGTCTTTTTCGATGTTGTGGCAAGTGCAGAGTTTGCACTCTTTGTTTCATCGGCGAGGTCTGTCATTTCAGAGCTTGCGGAATTTGCGGAATTGTCGGTTGCAGATGAATAGCCGAAAACCTGTTCCGTAAAGCTTTTGAATTTTTCCGTTGCAATATCTAATTTTTCGATAAAGGAATTAAAATTTTTCAACAGCGGAGAAAACACATTGATAAGACCTTGACCGAGTGTAGCTTTCAGGCTGTCAAGTCGGAGCTGTAAAATTCTTGTCTGATTCGCCCAACTGTCCTGCGTTCGGGCAAAGTCACCCGTCGCATTGGCGAGCTGGTCTTGAACAAACTTGTAACGCAATGTTACTTTTTCGGCTTCGGTCATTTTAGCTGTGGTCTTACCGTAACCGTTTGCAAGGGCATAGCTGTCAAGCGCAGTCTGTGTCATTACGATGCCTAAATCTTTTAAAGTTTCGGTTTCGCCCGAAAATACTGATTTAAGTTTTGTATAGGCTTCGTCCTGTCTGATGTTGTAGAATGAAGCAACATCGCCTGCAAGTCCTGTCAGCGTGGTTGACATATCATAGGCTTCTTTCTCTGTAAAACCGAAAGCCTCAGCCATTGAGCCGAAAGTACCGACATACCGCTTTGCCATTGTTTCGGACAAACCAAAAGAATTAGCTGCACTTTTTGCCCACTTGTCAACCTGTTTGGTCATTGCCGGAAAAGTAACATCAACAACATTCTGCACCTCCGCAAGGTCAGAACCAAGCTCAATGCACTCTTTGCCGAAATTTGTAATTGCATAAGTGCTGAAAGCAACAGCGGCAGTCTTTGCAAAGGTCTTAAGCTGATTTTTTACCCTTTCGATTGATTTGGTAACAGTAGTATTAACCTGTGCCAAACCGCCGTTAAAACCCGATGTATCAAGTTTCGTGTCAAAATTCAGATAACCGTCAACCGCCAAATTTTCACATCCTTTCATTTAAAAATGGGCATAAAAACAGCGCACACCGTTATGATGTACGCTAATAATATTTTGCAAAAGAACAGCCACCCCGTTTGGAGTGGCTTTTTTTTGTTATTGTAATACTATTGAATCAATTATTGCCGATAACAGAGTTTCATCTTCCTCTGAAATAGGCTCGGTTGAGGAATAAGAAAAATTGTATGCACCGTCATTCCATAAAAAAGCATAAGTGTGTGCATATACACCTTCCATTTTATACGAAAATTCTATTCCATAACACGATGCTATTTCTAAATATTTTTTGCTGGATAATTCAAAGTCCCTATCACCTTTCATTCCCTCCACAATACTATCTAAAAGTTCATTAGCCTGCGATTCGGTGTATAAAAGAATATCGTCACTCAATTCCGTATAACTTACAAGAAGATTATCATTTTCTGGACTTTTGTGATTAAAAATCAATCCGCTTGTACCTTTTGTTTCAAACTGTGACGGAGTACAGTATTTAATATCTTTTAAGGTGTTTTCGATAGCTAAATCGTACTCTGCCTTTGTTGTTTCCTGCACCGTTGTGGAAATTTCTGTCGTCACAGGTTCAGTGGTTTCAGCCTTTATATCGGTGTTTGAACTGCTTTCCGCTGTTGTACCGCAACCAACAAGCGATACTGCAAAAACTGCGGTTAATGCTAACGCTATGAGTTTTTTCATTGTTTATCCTCCTAAATGTTAAAACAATATAGTTTTTACTTAATCATACACTAACATTTAGAAAATGTCAACAATATGTGATACGATACTACACTACACAAGCGAATTTATGAAGTCAAGTTCCTCTTTATCTTCGGCTGTGAGTTTGGGCTTTAGGTCGATAAGTTCTTTATGTTCGCTGTAAAAATCCCGTTCGGTTTTGTCGAGCTTCTTATGCTTTGCCTTTTTGGTGCGTATTGAAATCACCTGTGTAAACAAGCCGTCACCCACTTCATTGAACAAGCCGAGAAAAGTCCACCAGTGCATATAATCGACTGTGCGTGTTTCCACTCCTGCAACCTTATTGAGAGCTGGGAAGATTATATGTCCGTCCTGTTCCCAATCAAGCACACGAACGGGGAGCTGTTTGCCCTGCGGAATATCTCCGCCGTCAAGATACCAAGTTGCCCTGTCAAGTGCCTTTTGGTAATTTTCGGGAATTTCCTTGTAAAGGCACTCGACACACACTCGGCATTTTTCAAAATCGTTCAGATCATCGTCTGCATAGGCTTTGAAAATCAGCAGAGCAACACGGAAGTCGGAATTGATTTCGTAGTTTCTGCCGTCAACCTCAAGGCTTTTCGGCAGTAATTCAATCACTTTTTCACCTGTGAAGTGTATTTGCCGACTTTCTTATTGGAAATTTTCTGTGCCGATTCAAAATCAGCCTGCATAACAGGAATAAGCACTTCAAGGAAGTTTTCAAAAATCGACTTACCGCCCGCAAGCGAAAGACAGTTAATTTCACCAAAAGCAACCGTGCAGACATCCGAACCGAAAATGTAGTTAATCTGTTCTCTGATGTCCTTGTCGCACTCGGTGATAAGCTGAATTGCGTCTGTGTTTTCAGCTTTTTCAGCGTTTTCATACTTCTTCTGAATCTGCCCAATATTCTTGACTGCCTCGTTGAGCCTTGCAAGAATGCCCACATCCGCGGTATTGATACGGATTACTGCGTTTTCGTCATCGCCAATCTGATACTCCTTGTAACCTCTGTCAAAAACAAGTTTCTGCATAAATCAATCCCTCCCCAAAGATTAAACCGTTGCGGTAAAGGTCGGCACTTTCTTCTCAATAGTAGCCGTACCCTGCTGTCTGTCGCCGTTAAATGCGATGTTGAACGGAATGTTCACACCGCCCTGAGCACCGCCGTAGGACTGTGGCTTTACGATACAGGTTTCAGTCCAAGCGTCATACGGACCTGTCTTTTTGTCTACTAAAACTTCAAGAATTGCAGTCTTGCAGTCATCACCTGTAAGGCGGTTCATTGCAATATCCTTAATCTTTTCATAGATTGCATCGCCTGTGTTTGCGTAATAAGTGTCTGCGTCAATTGACGGTTCATAACCGTTATCGTTTACAACGGTTTCGTCAAGAATGTTCTTGACTGTTTCTGTGTCGGGGTTGAGTTCAACGGACATATCTTCGATGTCACGACCAATCAAAAACCACTTAGGGGTTTCGCCTGTGCCGAACGAAGCGTCAATGTAGTGCATAAGATAACTTCTTTTGAGTTTACCGATATCGGGTGTTGTTGCCATAATTAAAATTCCTCACTTTCGATTTTGTAATCTGCGGTAATCTGTAACTGATACATTACATTACCAATTAAGTTGCTGTCGGGTATGTCATAAAGCATACCGTTTGAACAGGTTATTTTTGTGAGCGTACCTGCAAGCTCATTGTTGCCAACCGTTACGGTCAGCGTTTGCCCTTTTGCCTGTTTTTCAAGCCACAACTGTAACTCGTTAATAAGTCCGCTGTTGGCAAGGCGGTCATAGTCATTAACCGACTGATAAACAGCGTACAAGATGAATGTGTGCTGTCGCTCCTGATTGCCGAGAACATCGGATTTAATCAGTGTGTCGCCTGTCGGAGATAAGCCGTAGCTGTCGGTGTCAGGGGTTGTGTAGTCAATGTGCAGAACATCGTTTAACTTTGGAAAGCTCATCACAATGCTCTGCATAAGTTCAATTATGTTCATTCTGCCGTACCTCCTGCCACTTTAGCAGCACCCTGTAAAATCTCTTTTTTACGGTCGGCTTTCATTCGTTCAAACCACATCTTGCCGGCAAGAGGGTGCTTTGCCCGAGAATAAACAAGCATTTTACCTGTGGGGTGTTTCTTCTGTCCTTTAGGGCTGAAATAGCCCACAATAACACCGTTTTCCTTAATCGGGATATTGGGACCGTAAACCTTGCCGTAGTAGAGATACCTCGCATACGGTGTGTTCTGATGAATTTCGCCCGAGCCTATAACCGTTGAGAGGGTTGCCGACTTTTCAAGCACGCCGTTTCTGAACGGTGTATAGGGTTTCATCAATCGTAAAACCGTGCTGTCAACATACTTTTGCACCTTTAACACATCGGCATTTTTGCGGACTGCAAACTTTTTATCCCAGAGGAAACCTGCCGTACCGTTTTTTGACTTGATGACAAAATCGGGCGGTTGAACAATCTTCATGCAATCACCTCGCCGAAATTTTGATGTGCTGTAAATCGGTTACGCCGTAGAGCTTTTCATCAATTGACATAACCGCATAGCACCTGTGTTTTTGCTTTAGCGTTTTAAGGCTCTGTGACACGCTCTGAGGGTTTGAATTATCAAAGGTAAAATTACTCTCGCCCTTAATAATAATGTCCTGTGTGCTGTTCTGAGGGGTGCATAGCTGACCTGCAAAAAGGTTTTCGCTCGGCTTTAAAAAGCCGGGCAAAAGCCCTGCGGATTCAATCGGGATATACACCGTCACGCTGTCAGCGTTCTGCATTCCGCTTTTAAGCACATTGCGAGCCTTGTTCTCCTGCCAATGACATTCGGAAATGAAATATCGGTCATAGCCTGAGCCGTTGAATCTGTAGATTGTGCAGGAGCTTTCAGGGGTAATAATCATCTGAGACCACCTCTGTACAGCAAATCGGTGTCGGCAAGATACTTGTAAATTGTGTGTCTGACAGCCTTTTTATGGGCGGTTTTACGCTCTTCTTCGGACACATAGCTTACGGATTCATCACCGACGCTTGCAGATGAAATTCCTGAATTTGCGGACTGCTTTTCATCGTTATATACAAGCTCTGCAAGCTCACAACAGCAGAGTTTTACGCTTTCGGGAATATTGTTCCCGTCAACATTTTCGCCTGTGTATGCCTTAATGAGCAGGGTTGCAGATCGTGCATAATAATCAAAGGCGGAAACAATGACCGCCTTTCTGCCACAGAGATATTCAGAGATGTAATAGCCTTCATCGGCATAAGCGGTCATAGTAACACTCCTTATTTTTTAATTCTTGCAAGAACAACCTTTGACTGGTCGGAAAGAGCAACAACATAATGCTTGTCGGCTGAAACATCTGTCTTTCTTGAAAGAGATACTCTGTCAGCCTCCACATTTGTGTCACGCTTTAAATATACGGTAATTGCCGCTGTATCGTCCTCTGTTTCCTCATCATTTGTGAGCTTAACAATCGGATTTGAATAGCACGGGACAGATACCTTTGTTACCTTGTCGCCAATCTTTACAAGAGGCATTGTTTTCTTGACCTCATCAAGATTTGAAGCTGTTACGGCTGTACCGCTTTCGTCAGCCTTGTACCACTCGTTAAAGAGCGGAACTTTTCTTGTAGACACAATTCTTGCGTTTGCAATCATGCCGATTTCGCCTGACATCATAACCTGATTAGGGTACTTGTCGGCAGAAAGAAAGTCGCTGTCTTTGCGAAGCTGTGTAACCTGCTTTGGGTTTACAAACATAACCTTGTCTGTGTTTGCCTCTTCATCGAAAAGGTCAATAGCTTCAACAACCGAATTGTACTTGATAATTGAGCCTGAACCGTCATATACAAGCTGTGCGGTCTGAAGTGCATCCATTGCATCATTGTCAACCTTTGAAGCAATTGCCTTAGCAATCTGATTGTTAGCTTCGCCGACAGGGTTGCCGTAACCGCTTAATACTGCTTCATCCGTAAGCTCAACGGCTTTCATTGCCTTTTTTACAGTTGCCTTTGCGGTGCTTGCTGCGAGCTTTACAGTTTCAGCCGCAACACCCTCGGCAACATCTACGGCGTCACCAATGTAAGCATACTGCGGAACTGTGATAGTATCGCCCGGCACACCTGTAAGGGTTGTATCAACCTTTGCAAACGGAGCAATAACAATCTTATTCGGGATTTTCGCTGAAATCATATCAGCCATAACCTCGGGGTCGATAATGTCAGAAATTTTTGTTACCTGATTTGGCATAATTTAATCATCCTTTCAACTGTTCATATTTCTGTGGGTCACTCTTTTTTAGATTTAAACGCTCGCTGTAACCCATTTTTGCGAACATTTCCTTTGTAATTCCTGTCGGGATAGGATTTCCCGTGTCCTTAACAGGATTCTGAAAAGGCTCATCAGAACCGAACATATAGCCGTTTTCGGACTTAACCTGTTCGAGAGCCTTTTTGATGTCATCTGCCTGATTTTTAGATGTTTTCAGGTTTTCAAGGTCAAGCAGAGCCTTGACAGCCTTTGCATTTTTCGCACCGCTCTTTGAAACAGCGGTGTCAAGAACAGAGTTAAACTCCATATCGGCGATTTTTATCTGATACTCGTTTTCCTTTGTTTCAAGTTCGCCGTTGAGCTTTTTGATTTCGCCCTTGAGCTCGTCCACATTGACACCCTCAAACTTTTTGAGTGCAGTCTGTGCAGTTTCAAGCTGTGACTTGTAGTTGTCCCTTGATGTGCGGAGCTTTTCAACCTCTGATACGGTTTTGTAATTATCCGCAAAGGCTTTTTCAAAGTCTACCTTTTTATCTTCGGGAACTGTAAAGCCAATTTCGGAGAGAAGTGTGTGTATATTCTTCATAGTAAATCCTTTCTGCATAGCTTGTATTCCGCTTTGCCTGCGGTAGAAATTCAGCCGTTGTAACCTACGGCAGGGTAAAATAAAAGCACCTATGCAATCAAATGCAAGGGCGCTTAATCTGTTTTTTCTGTTTTAACTGCTTTGGCTCTCGGCTTTTTGGGAGCGTCAGACTTGACCTCTTCTGCAAAACCGCCGTCAATGAGTTCCTTTGCTCTCTGCTCGGAACATTCAAAAACTTCATTCACAGGTCGGGTTACATAACCGTTCTGCCTGTCATTAAATGCTGTTGTTACTCTGATTTTCATTCTGTCACCACCTTTCTAAACCGGTCGAAATCGACGGGTTTAAATGCAAAAAGCACCCTATAATCAACATTGCTGTCGATTATAAAATGCTCAATTCGTAATTTTATGCTGTTTTTGTGAATTGCATATAACAAAACCGCCCTTTTTACGGAGCGGTTAGATTATGCCACTATCTTTTAGATATTGCATTTTTTGTTTCTCTCTAAGCTTACTGTAAAGTGCTTCAGCATCTTTAGCTTCTTGTGGAGCATCTTCACGCAAAGTGACATTTAAACCATTTGTTACAAGGTACGGCTTAAACGCATTCCATAGAGATTTTTGTTCTTCAGTTTGTATCAATCTCATACCATCATCACCCTAAAAGTTTGCTGACTCTGTACTCGTTATACACTTCATCCATAGCTTTATCTTTTAAGCATTCAAAAGCATACTCACTTATATCCTCTATATTATAACCGTTATTTATCAATTTTTCAACCTTTGGAGCATAAATTTTATTAAGGTAATCGCAATATTCAAAATAATCGTTAATACTTCCGAATTTTGCTCTGTAATTTTTAGCGTCTTGCCAATGAATCAGTTCGTGCAGAATTGTACTCAATCCGTCTTGCGGACAAGCCAAGTTTTCTTGTAAGCCTGACAAATCACTTGTTGAAAAGTATGCTGAATTGACATTTAGAACATTCTGCATTGGCATATATGAAGCAATAGCATTTACTCGCATTTCTTCGGGAGTGACAATACAAATTTCAGGCTTTCCGCTTGTTTCAACCTCTCCAAGCATATCAAACGCTTTTCTCACTTGCATATCAAAATTATGAAGTTCTTTTCGTTTTAGCTTTACCTTATCTGAAATATAAACATTATCACACAATGTATTTGCCTTGTGGGTATCAATTGTAATTGTTTCGCCCTCAATTTTGCGTTCAAAAGTTTTTGATATATCTTCCTTAAAAACAGGTCTGTAATATTTTTGTTCATCAGTCTTCAAAGAAAATTGTTTCGCCTTTTCTTCAAGCATATCAGCCCTATCGTGCCACTCATCGGCTCGGGTTTGGGCAATGCGTTTATTGTCCTCGTCAAGACTGTATTCGGCACGGCGGTCAAAGCGTTCTGCCTTTTTCGGGAGTTTTGAGCCTAAAGCATTTTTGCCGTCAACGGTTATTCTTTCCCATTGTTCGGGAAGTCCCATAGCTTTTGAAAACTTTACATATTCGTCCTGCCTTTGAAAATATCTGACCTTTGCGCCTGTGATTGTGTCATAGTCTGCACCGCCCTGTGTGAGCAGTTCAATCTGCTGACGGTCGGCACGCATTGCGGTTTCAAGCCGTCTTTGCCTTTGCTGTGCCTCATATGCCGTGTACTCTTTGCCGTTGTATTCTTTCGGCGTGTTCTCTTCCTCGTTCATACGGTCAAGTTCTTCTTCGCTGTATGTCGGAGTGTCAATTCCTTTCATAAACGGCGAATAGCTGTGATAGCAATTCGCACCGCAAAGTCCTGTGACCGTACCCAATCCGCAGACGGTTTCAAGCTCCTTTTTGCTGTACACTCTGCCCTGCCACACCTGATGTGTCGGTCTTGCCCCACGGTGATAGCTGACCTCGAAATATTCCGTGCCGAGCTGTTCGGCGTTGTCCTCGTTGACCTTTGCGACAACCTGATTAAAGCCTGTCATCAACGCCCTGCGAACCGCCACATCAACACGATTGCTCCAACCACTTGCATAATCGACGGTACGCAATCCGCTGTCGGTCATAGCTTTAACCGCTCTTTTAAGGACTGTGTTATAATCAACCGCACCGCTTGCAATCTGCATAACTCCGTTGTCAAGAGTGCGTTGGTAAAAGTCCGCAAGCGGAGTAAATGACAGCGTATTGTCGGCATTTCTCACGGCGAATCCGAGTGAGCCTGTAATGTTCCTGTACTCCGATTTTGTCTGATTTTTGACCGCCTTTACAAGTTGTTGCAGCTGTTTATTTTCCGCATAAGAAATATACTCTTTGCCCTTGCTTGTATAAAACTCCTCATCTCTTGCATATCCCGATTTCACGACTTCGTCATAGATTCTGTCGATTTCATCGTCAGACACATCGAGCGTGCTTTGAATAAGGCTGTCTATTTCATCCTTGCTCACGCCTAATTCATACAAGCGGTTTATCTGCCAATCGGCGGCAGAGGTTATCTCCTCACCGTTAGCTTTCAAACGATCCGTAAGGTCGGACATAATATTTAACTGTAAACTGCGGTACAGCTGTTCCATAGCCGAGGGCAAAGCCTCAATTTCAGTCGGAGTGAACATTATTCGATAACCTCAGAGGACTGCGGAAGATTCTTTTTTGCTGTCTTTTCATCCTCTCCATACCACTTCATACGGTACTCATCAGGTCGCATAATACCAAGGTTTAAGTCCTGAATATCCTGCTTGCGTTCGGTTTCTTCATCGGTCAGAATACTGTCCTTGAAATCGCATACAAACGAATAACCGCTTGTTGTCAGCGAATTGTAAAAGGCAAGAGCATACACCAAGTCATCAAGGCAATAGCGAAGCTGTTTCTGAATTGCCGACACGGTGTTGTACTTCCTGTCCTTTGCCGACTTAATCTCCGTAGCAGTCTTTGCAACTGTTTCGGGGTTTGAAAGGTCACCGTATGCAAGACCGACCGCAAATTCAATCATACGCAGATATGTATTCAAGCCGTCCGTAATGTCGGACTGTCGGAACGCAGGCGAAAAGTCCTTGAACAGTTCTTCGTCGCCCAAATCCACATCAACGGCACGGTACAAACGCCTGTTAAGTCTGTCGGCTTTGCCGTCCTTAAACACGGCAGAATCAACATGAATCGCACGCTCTCCGCTTTCAAATTCCCAGTCAAGCCGTCCGAACTGCATATCGGCTTTCTGAATGATTTCAAGTCCGCTGTCAAAAATCGACATACCGCATGATGAGCCGTCAACCGTATTTTTAATCGGCACTCTGAAATAACCGAACGCAGGTCTTTTCATATCGGGGTATGTGACCGCAGGCGGTAAGTCTGCCCACTCGCCAATGACAGCGAGAGGAATTTCAGTACCGAGAACCTCGGGTGATGACGAACGGTAAGCCGTGTTAGTAACAGTCAAGCCCTTGTCCTTATCAAGACTGTGATATTCAAGCCTTGTGTAGTAGTTGTCACCGATTTTCTTAAATTCGGGGAAGATGACCTTTACAAGCCTGTGCTTTGCGTCAAACTCAATCGGCACAAAAGCATTTGCCGAGATATATTGCACCCTGTCACCGCCCAAAGGCTTGATGACCATTGCGCCTGTTGCAAGACCTGACTGTAACTCCGAATTAAGCTCCTCGGTTGCAGTTTCAAACAATTTTGACAGCGTTTCGTTTGAGATGTTCACCGTCATTTCGTTAAGCGTAATGTTAGCAAACTCCCTTGTGATTGACTGCTCAAGCCTCAAACTGATGACATTTTCATCAAGCCACGGAGCTTTGCCGACATAGCAGTTTTGCCATACACCGATAGCCTTTTGCATTTCTGCTGTAATCGCAAGCCGTAAATTAAGCGCCTGCCGAATATTTTCAAGCGGAAACATTCGCCTCCACACTCCCTTCAAAAAATCTATAAGTCCCATTATTCACCTCTGCGTTTCCATACTCTGTTCATTGCATATCTGACAGCGTCAATATGGTGGTTGTCCTTATCGGGATAACCGCTGATAACATTGCCGTCCTTGTCACGCTCGTATTCATAGTCGAGAAACTCCTGTGCAGTATGCGGACAGCGTGTGTTATCAATCACGATCTCCCGTAAAGACTGCAACCACTTCATTGAGTAAACAACCGAACCGGGTCCTTTTTCTGCCGAACGAGCCATTAAACCGTCAGCCCTGTAATCGCCGACTGACTTCTGTTCTGCACTGTCGCAAGTGATTAAATCATTGCTTGTAACTCCGTGCTTAGTTCTGAGCAATTCGGCTGTTTCCCTGTTACTTTTTTTGTTGCAATGTTCCTCGTCAAAAATAATGAGCTTGTGTTGACTTGGAATATAAGTCATACAATCATAGGCAAACGGATCAGGATACCAGCCCCAGTCAACTCCTCTGTAAAATCTGTCAAAGGTCTGAATTTCGTCATCTGTGATCTCACGAATAACAACATTATCAAATACATTGCCGCCTGTGCCGTTAGCAATGCCCATATACTCGTTTTCATAGGCGGTAGGGTTTGTTTCTTTCAGGAACTCTGCGTCATCTATAAACGGCTTTCCGAGCCATTTTGACGGTACTGTAAGGTATGTACTCTCAATAACGAGCCTGTCTTGACGGGGAATTTTAATATACTTGTTCGCCCAGTTCTGTGCAGATTTCGGAGGGTTGAACGATTTAAATTTAAAAGCCGTGTCACCGCCGCGAATCACTGACTGTTCAATCTTTCTGACAGCTTCCTCGCCCGTGAACTGGTCAAGTTCTTCAAGCCACACAACGCCAATATAGCCGAACGGTACTTTGATTGATTTAATCTTGCCCGGATCATCTGCTCCACGGAAGTATATTTTCTGTCCTGTGCTTACCCTCGTGATTTCGAGAGGTGACACGGTGCAGTTAAACTCGCTTTCAAGACCGAGAGCAGAGATTGACCACAAAATCTGCTGATACACCGAACTGCGCAGAGTGTCGGCTACCTGACGAAAAATACAGGCGTGCATATCCTCGTTCTTCATAAGCAAATCAATAACATTCAGACTGACGAAAGACGATTTTGTTGAACCTCTTCCGCCGGGGAAAACATATTCCGAATGTTCTTTACCCTCAATATCAAAAAGCACCGACGAAAACGACGGTGCAACCATATTAGCCGGTATTCCTTTGTACTCCGAACCGTCACTCTTTGGCGGTTCAGACTTTTTGCGTTCAATGTCGAGATAGGCATTGTCGAGCTTGATTTTATGATTTTCAAAAACATTGTCACGAATAATATTTCTTAATTCTTTAATGGAATTAACATCACCTGTTTTAGCCTTTTTGAGAAGTGCCGCATTTACAACGAGCAAATTATTGACCAAATCTTCGTCAATCTCATCAACATTAATTCCCATATCAATAAGCATTTCCCAGTCGGCAGGAGTGTTGGCAGGCAACGAAAGTAACATATCCATAACCTGTTTCATACTCTTTTTACGGCGGCGTGACTTGCCCGAAGCCTTACCGCCCTTTGCTCCGTTTTTCACGGCTTCATCACGGCTTTGGTCAGATGTAAACGGTATTAAATTTTTCTCATTGGGCAATCACCTCACCTCTTTTATCCGATTTTCCCTCACAACACAAAACCGCCCTCAAACGAGAGCGGTTTGTGCGATTTTTTTAGGGGGACATAAATGCCTATGTCGTTTTGTTGCTTTCTTCAGTTTACATTATATCACCCTGAAACCGAAAAACCGAACAACTTTTACCAATGGTGGCGGTTGCACATAATTCTTATGTTGTCGGGGGTATTGATTCCGCCTGTATCGACTGCAATCTTCGCCCAGCTGTATTTTAAGCCGAGGTGCATAAACAGGCAGTTTTCCACAAAATCATCCCGTGAGAGGCTGTTCAGAGCCGAGTTTCTGCGGATTTCAAGGTTCTGAATATCCCTCTGAATATCTGCAATCTGCACCACCGCATTGCCCACCCTGTCAGATGTCTGACCTGACGGAACAACTCGTTCGCCCAGCGTCACCGCCGTGTTGTCCGCCTCAGCCTGAATCCGTGCCATTTTCGCCCTGAGCCGTGAAATCTCTCGGTTAATGTCCTTAATCTCTCTCGCTGTCAATCCGTATCACGCTCCTTTCTTTCAGCAATAAAATGTAAGCCTTTGTAACAATCATTACATATCTGGATTTTAATTTTTCTCTTTCTTTCAATAGGAATCACAAGCCCACTACCGGAATCAATATCCATCATCCCTACATAAAATTCCTTCATTTTAACATTGTGCGGATTTGAGATAACTTTGTTACAACAATCACACTGATAGACTCTCATCGCTCTTCACCGTCCATTTCATCAGACCAATCTAATTTCTGACCGCAATGGTAGCAGTAATTCATTATGTTGCCTGTGAATTTTCTTCCGCAGTTAGGGCACTCATATGTCTGCACATAGCGGATTACCTGTTTATCAGATTTAACAGGCTTTTTTGGCTGATTCAACGCTATGATCTTCTCAAAATCGTTGTAGTCTTTTTCGGTTTCGCATCTGATTTCAACAACTTTAAATGGCTGTTTGACAGGTTCAAATTCCATTGTTTCTTTATTAAGTGTAAATTCCATTATTTTTCACCGTCCTCAATAGGCTGAGTCCAGCACTTTACACAGTTACCGTCTTTTCTGCAATCATCTGCACCCATAAGTCCTAATCTATAAGGACAAAAAGCGGGCGTGCCATCATCATTGAGCAGAGTATTCGTATGATTTTTTAAAAGCTCACTCAAATAAGTTTTTTGTGGGTGTTCGTCGCTCCACTTTTGCATTATTGCAATCGCTTTTTCGGGGTAGCATGTTTCAAAGTCCGAACACACAATACCCTCTCCATTATTCATACTACTTAATGGACACTCTTCGCAACTAATTTCGCATACTTCACCTGTTTGTAGTTTTACCATTCTTTGCTTTTCAGCAAAGTACTGTTCCGTTTTTGTACAATCAATCATTATCTTCATTCTCCTTTAATTTTTCGGTTATTCTTTTGGTTAAGCCGTTTTCGTTGGTTAGGCATTCTAAGGCTTGGAGGGCATTGATTACGGTTTGTTCGTTGGTTTGGGACTGATACATCTTACGGACGAAGTCGGCGCTTTTCTTTACATTATCCATAATTCTTTGTGAGAGCATACGGTATTCGTCTGCGTCGTTTCTGTCACGCTTATACTCCATTCTGAGCTTGTCCTGCCATTCAAGGCAGATGTTTATGTCCCAGCCTTTATGACGGTTGTTGTAGCCGACCTTTGCAAGCCTTGAAAAGTATTTATATTCAGGCGGAGGAAAGTCTGAGTAATCAAGCTGACCGTCAATTGCTTTATCTTCAAGCTGTTCAAACACCTGCGGATTGTTAAAATCATATTTTTTCATATTACCTCCTGCGGAGGCTTGTGGAGGGTTTGGTGCGATTTTAAAGAACCCTTTCTATATATATATTAGTTTATTTTTCTTATATGAAAGGTTAGAAAAACCGTCAAACCCTCCACCACCCTCCACCTCAACAATCTTTAGAAAGTGAAATGCCGTTGAAAAAGTTATAGTTTTTGCCTCTTACCTTTTCAAATCGTTTGGCAAGTTCGGTGCTGAATTTGGTATTTGACATACAATATTCGTTGTTATCCCCTGCCCAGCTTGTATAGGCGGCATAGAGCGTGCTTGCCTGAACCGAACCCTCTAACACACATCTGTCCTCGATAAAGGCGGAAATGACATCCATTTCACGCTTGTACTCTCTCACGCTTTTAAGAACGGCAGACGGCATTTTCAAACCCTCTCTCTGCCAAAGAATACAGCCGTCGATACACCATTTGAAAATTGCGGTCATTTCGGCTTTGAGCTTATGCGTAAGGTTCTTATCAACCTTATCCTCGGGAATCTGAACATTGAACGGTATCATATGTATTCTTCGCCATATGCCCGTGTCAGTGCCTCTGATAATCGGTTTATGGTTTGTCGCCATCCACAGCTTAAACTCGGGCTTGAACTCAAATTCCTCGCTGTACAGCTTTCTTGCCGTTACGGTATCGTCACCCGTAAGCTGTTTGAGAAGTCCCTCATTAATTCGCAAGCCCTCGTTCGGCTCAACCGAGGTGACAAGCCTTGCACCCTTTAACCGTGCAATGTCGCTGTTTATGGCACTGCTCTGAGAGTTTCTTACCATAATTGTTTCAGGCTGAATGTTTGCGGCATAATCGCCGAATACATCACGGATAACATCAATGAATGTACTCTTGCCGTTTCGTCCCGTGCCGTAAAGGAAGAATGCGCATTGCTCGGCTGTTGAGCCTGTCAGACTGTAACCAACCGCCTTTTGAATGTAGCGAATAAGCTCCTTATCGCCTGCAAAAATATCGTCAAGGAATGCAAGCCAACGGGGACACTCTGCCGTTTGAGAGCAGTCAACCGAAGTAATCTTTGTAAAATAATATTCGGGATTATGTGCCCTCATTTCGCCGTTTTTAAGGTTGATTATTCCGCTTGGGGTGTTTAATGCCATACGGTATTTATCCATTTGTGCCGGAAGTACGGGAATATGGTGTTCAACCTCGTTGAGCATTGCTTTTTTTGATTTGTTGGAACGGCTTGCTTTCATATGCTTTTCAAATGCTTTTGACATATCTCCGCCGTTCTCTTCATCAGCTTGCAAGTACAGCCTTGCTTCGGCTTTCATAGCCTCAACGCTTTTGTCCGCCATTCGCAAAACTACCCCGATATTGTCAACACACCACTTCATAGAATTGTAGTAATACCACTTTTTCTCGGTGTAACAATACCTTACATTATCGCCGAATAAATCAACAAACCTGTCAGCATTGCCCATATCGTCAAAGGTGTAGGCACGCATTTTTTCTTCGTCAACCGCTTGAACAGCCTTGTCCTCACCGATTGAAATTGAATAATCGTTATGCTGTTTTGGGTTATAGGTCTGCGTACAGCCCGACACAGCCTTTTGCATGGTTATAATGCCGTAGGTTGTACCCGACTGCTTTCTGTCCCACTTGTCACGCATTAAGCCTGATTGTCTGAAAATCGAATCCATTTTGTCGGTATCGCAACCGCACCAGAACGCAAGCATATTGCAAAAAGCCATATCCGCCTCGCTCTGTGACGAGTAAGCCGAAAAATCACCGCTGTACAGAGCCTTGAAAAGACTTCCGTTCTTGGCATTGCAGGCGGCTTTGACAATATCGTCAACGGTGCTCGGATTGACCTCAATGTTACGGAGCTTAGGCTGTGGCTCTGTTGCCTTGCCGAGATATTTTGAATGCAGCGGCTTTATGCTTTCGGTGCAATCGTTTATGTACGCATAAGCAGAGCAGTAATCACCTGTCACAACAAAGAATCTGCCGTTTTCGTACATTTCAAAACCGCCCGAATCATTCTTCGCCTTTCTTCTGCCCTCGGGAAGAGTTCCCTTGCAGATTATGTGAACACCTGTCTTACTCTGCGAAAATTCGGTGTAGCTCTGCAAAGTGTTCACAAACTCGCTGATTATGTTGTCAGCTCCGCCGTTTTGGTAGTCCTGAATGTCATTCGGCATATCATCAAGGTCAACACCGAAAAACGGTGAATTTGAGAACATAAAGCCTATACCCGAATATTTGGCGGATTCTCTGACTGCCGTTTCAAAGTCCGACCAAGTGTCCGAGTTATTCGGCATTGCAAAGCCACCCGTTCTTGGATTTATCGGTTTCTTTGAAATTCCGCTGTGCGATTTCGAATCTGGATATGACTGCCAGCACACCCAGTTTTTGTAACCTTTCAATTCCTCGGGAACTGCAAAATATTTATTTTTATTTGGGTTTAAATTTGTAAAGCCCATTTTTTCACCTCCATATATAAGGAAAAACGCGGTGAAAATTGCACTGTTTTATGCAATTCCCGAAGAATTTCTTTAAAATCAGAACGGCAAATCATCGTCAATCGGCATATCAACAAAGCCCTGATTTGCTGTCTGTGCAGGTGCATAACTCTGCTGTGGCTGTGCATAGGTCTGCGTCGTTGAACTCTGCGACTGCTTAAAAGTATGCTTGACCTCGGGAAATTTTGTAGGATTGAGCCAGCTGACTTCTTCCCTTTTTTCGCCGTTCCATTCGCCGTGCTTAACGGTTACACGAACAGGCTTTTTCACAAGCTCACCAAGGAACTGTTTAAGGCTGTCATAGTCCTTGCCGTCGGGAAGTCCTGCCGCCTTGCCGAGAGTCATAACCTGATTAAAGCCGTATCCGTTTACCTGCATATCGTTCTCGGTCGGTTCTCTGCGTTTCCACAAAGTGTGGAATATATGTCCGTTTTTGTACCCTTGCTCAACATCGTTTCGGATAATGAACGAAATGTTCAGGCAGGTTTTTTCCTCGCCTTTTGAATTTGTGTAGTCACGCTCCTCTGCCTTTGCTATAAGACACTCATAATCGCCCTCGGGTTTGAGTGAGTTAGACTGTGCCGCCTCGCTCCAATTTGCTTTGAATCCCATAATTTTACTCCTTTGTTATTAACTCTATTGCCTCATCGGCACTTCTGCACACTCCTGCAACAGCACCGTTGAGTTTCATCATCTGTATAAATTTCTGCTGTTTTTCGGTAGGTCTGCCCTTGGGAGTTTTAACCTCGATAAAGACTGCTCTTCCGTCTGATTTTCTGACACCGAACAAATCCGAAAATCCGGGCGGAACTCCCGTATTGAAATATCTGCCGTCCTTTGTAAAGCCTGCACCTACATTTATACGGAAAATATCGCAGTACGGTGCAATTGCAATACGGATTTTGTTCTGAATTGCGTGTTCTTCTGTCAAGCTATCATACCTCTCTTTCGTGCCTGAAAATATGCCCAGCCTGTTTTGTAGCCGTGGCTTTTTGCGTATGCAAGCAAGTCCGCATAGCTGTGGCAATCGTCGGGTGTGCTGAAATCAAGCTTGAACCCCTCAACCTTAATGAGCTTTGCGGTGGTATCGGTTTCAACGGTTCTTTCGGCTGTCGGGAATACATAACCGCAATGCGGACACACGGCTTTCAGCCCCGCCGGCGGTGCTGAAAATGTAAAGAAACATTCGGGACATTGTCTGACCTTTTCCTCCTGCTCCTTTTCGATTTTTTTAACACTCAACTTTTTGCGTTTTTCAAGCGTCCATTCTCGGTCGTCATCAGGCATTCCGTGCCTTGCATAGTTGCCCACATGGTCAATGATTACCGCCCTTTTGTTTGGCTTATAACGCATACACCGCATTGACTGCTGAATGTAAAGCGTAAGGCTGTGAGTAGGTCGGAGCAGAATTGTACATTCGCAGTCAGGCACATCAAAGCCCTCTGAAATCAAATCCACATTGCAGAGGATTGTAATTTTGCCGTTTCTGAAATCGGCTATAATCTGTTCTCTCTGTGCCTTTGGAGTAGCTCCGTCAATGTGCCTTGCTGATATACCCGCTTCGCAAAATGCCTGTGCGGTTGCCATACTGTGTTTGACAGTTGAACAATAGCACACCGCTTTTTTGCCGTCTGCAAGCTGTCTGTAATACTTGATTACATCTCCGAAAACTGTATTTTTAGTCATTGCTTTTTCTATCTCGGAAGCGACATATTCGCCCATTTTGGTGTGTAAACCCGTAAGGTCGGCGACACTCGGAGCGTAGTAGTCATACGGGGCAAGGCAGTTATGCTCAATGAGCCATTTTGTACTCACCCCGATTATGAGCTTGTCGTTGACATCGCCCAAACCGTCACCGTTTAATCGGACAGGTGTTGCGGTGACGCCAACCCTCGGAACATCTGAAAAATGTTCGTAAATGCGTTTGTAGCTTTGTGCAAGGCTGTGATGATTTTCGTCTGTGATGATAAGTGCGGGTTTGGGCAGTTTCTTCAATCTTCGTGTAAAGGTCTGCACCATACCGATTTGGCACAAATCCATAAGCACACCCCAGCGGACAAAGGTTCTAAATATTTGGTCAACAAGCTCTCTCCTGTGAACAAGGAACAGCACTCGTTTCCCATTCCAAGTTGTTCGTCTTGCAATTTCTGCGACAATGCAGGACTTTCCGCCACCGCACCCAAGGACAATGCAAGGGGCTTTGTAACCATCTCGCCAAGCCTGTCTTACCTGTTCAACAAGGTCATTTTGATACGGTCGAAGTTGCATTGTCTGCACCCTCTCTCTGCTTTTCCTGTTTCTTCTGCTTTATCAGCCTTGCAACACACTGCATACAGAGCTGTCTGCCGTAATTTTTTGTTGTGCCGTCAATGATCTGTTTAACGGTGCGTTTACCGTCCGAAAGTATCGGTGCTTTGCACTCATCACAATACTGTTCTGGTTGCATTGAATAGTATGTTCTCAATGCTTCATCAACAATTTTAAGGTCATTTGATATGTACATTGAATCAAACAAGCCTATCGGACTTTTACAGGTATCGTTACCGTCCGTTTGTGTTGCAAAAAGATACTTGCCGTCAACGACAACAGTTTTTAAAACCGTGGTAAACATTCCCTCAACCGAGATTTTTTCGTCAAGCAACTTGCCGATTGTTTTGGCTTTTTGTCTGCCGTTTTCGTCGGTCTCAATATGGCTGAGAAAATAAACAATCGTGTCATTCGGGAGAGTTTCAACCTCTTTCACAAGCTCCCAAAAATTTTTACCGATATCGGTAAACTTCTGAAAGCCTGTTTCCTTGGCTCTTCTCATATACTCGTTAGCCATGAGATACTGTGCATCATCAACTGCAATCGACTTGCATTTCTGCTTTTTGATAAAGTCCTCAATATCTATGTAGTTGTCGGAATTGATTGAAGAAGTAAATTTTGTTCTGAACGGGAGTGATTTTCCGTTTACATTCACAAGAGCAAGTTCATTTGCTTTGAAATTTCTTAAAGAGGCAGATTTTCCGCTGCCTGAATATCCTAAAACCAATATAGGTAATCCCATAAATAACACCTCACTTAATACTTAATGACTGCTTGGCTTCCATGTGCACGAAGGGGATTTCTTCGCCCTTTTTGCAGAGAGCCTTGACATCATTCTTTTTCACTTCGGGCATACTGTACTTTAAGAGGTGGTCAAGGTTGTGTTCCTCTGCCCACTCAACAAATGAAATTTCATCATCAACAACAAGGCTCGGAGCGTTCTTTTTAAGCGACATAACCGCTCTCGGCATATCAATCTTCTGTCTGCCGAGTGCCTGCATTGACTTAAACAGATAGGTTTTAAGACTCTCCGCCTGTTTTTCTTTTTGTGACTGTCTTTTTGCAATTGCCGCCTTTTCGGCTTTAAGCATTTTAGCCTCGGCAAGAAGCTGTTTGTAGTAGATTGCAATGCTCTCAGCTTTCTCGTCAAATTCGCCCTCAATGCCCGTGAGAGTATCAAACCACGCTGTCAACATCTTGTTGCGGTATGCGTCCACATTGGCAATGATATTGCCGTCATCATCAATCGGCATTCCGTCTGCGTTCGTATCGGGTTCCCATTCGTTGATAGCGTCAAACTGATTAAATAAATCCGAGTACATCTCGGTAAGCTCATAAAGTTTCATTGTTGCTCCCCCTTAAAGATTTATGTTTTGTGTGGCAAGTGCCTCTATTAAATGTTCAACCTTGCCTTTGAAAAATTCCTTGTCCTGTGACTGCTTGGCGAAATCGAGCATACGGACAAAGCTGTCATATGCAATTGAAAAGTATGCCTTAAAGACATCCTTGTCATCTGATGAACCGTCGGCAGTCTGAACATTTTTCAGCCTTTCTTCATACTCCTCTTTCTGTTTGCGAAGAGCCTCCTGTTTTTCATCTTCAAGCTGTTTTCTGACAATTTTTTCGTTGTTGCGGTATTCTTCTTCGAGTTCGTCATAATGCTTAATGTTCTCCCTTTCCAAAGCCTTAATCGTTTCATTGAGTCTGCGTTCATTGTCGCTCGGCTCTGCAACGGCGACTTCGATAGGACGGCTTTCAAGCTCCTGAACTTTATTCGTCAGCTTGAAATTTTTGTTCTTTTCCTCTGCAAGCTGATTTTCAATATTGCGATAGCTTTCTTTTGAAGTGTCCGCCTGCTGTTTGTAATAGTCGGCGTCTTTCTTAGCGTTATTGAGCTGTCGGCAATAGTCAATGCTCTTGTCGGTTGCCTCCTGCTTTTCGTCCTTCAGCCTGTCAATCTCTGCCTTTAACTGCTTGACCGTTGTGTTTTCAAGGTCAAGCTTTTCGGCGATTTCAGCCTGTTCGGGTTCGCTTATGGTAGCAAGCAACGAAAGTTTTGTCATTCCTAAATGGGAAATTGATTTCCTATTTTCAAGGTTTACACGCTCAACAATTGCTATGTAATTTCTTGCATTTCTCGCCGAAAAACCTACCTCTGTTTCGCAGTAGTCCTCAAAGTTCTGATATCCAAGCTCCTTGTACAGCTTGTTGTCACGCATTGTTTTAAGTCCATTGCACATATCCCATATATTCTGCTGTGCAAGGTTTGCGCTGACAATTATCTTCTGATGCAGTTCAATTGCCTGCTTATGCTGTTCGCTTACTGTTATTTCTGACATTTTTCAACCTTCCTTCTTGATTTTTTAATCAATAAAGGATATAATCAAATTGGCGATATTTGTTATATCCTTGCTATCCGTTGAGGCTTTGCAGAACTTCAGCGGATTTTTCTTTGCAATTGCAATTAATATTTAACATTAATATAATCCAACACCCTTGCCCAGCCGTATCTTTCGCCTGTTTTATCATCTGTGCAGCAGTTATACATCCAATACTCCCACTCTTTAGGATTTTGCTCTTTAAGTAAGTCAAATCTATGAGGGCGCTTTTCCAAGTGCAAACCAAATCCGCACATTGAGCAACCTGTTCTTTGAGCTTTGGTTGTGTACAAAGTACCATCTTCTTGCCTCTCGATTTTTCCATATATTTCGGGAACAGGAACATTTAAATCAAGAGCAAGTTGCAAAATGTCCTGTCTGTTAAAAATCGCAAACGGTGCTGATCTGATTGTAGATTTACCAAAATAATTACAACCATTTATCATTAAAGATTTAGCTCTTCTTCCGCCTTCGGAAGCCATCAAGCCAAGATAAGGCACGCTGTTATGTTCTTTTGCCCAAGTGTCACAAGGCTTTTCTTTTAGATAATAGCAGCATTTTGATGACACTTTGAAATTAGGAATTTGATAATTTGTACCCTCTTCATTGTTCGCATAACCGCCGAACTTTTCAAGCCATTTTTGCGACATTTTCATACGACTGTTTTTTTGATAACCGCCATAGGCCCCTGTTTCGCCTGTTACAATAGCGTGTCGAACAGTTTTGTTTTTTTCTGTCGGATTTGCAAGTAATTCAATCTTGGCGGCAATTTCTTTTGATAAGACAGGAAATCCAAACTCCTGAATTATATCCTGTTTAGTCCAGCGGTGTTCTTTTCCTGCACTGTCAATATACCGAACTGATGGCTTTAACCTTTCAATTCCGAGCTCTTTATGTATTTTTTGTATGCTTGAATCTTCAAGGTAAGAAACGCTGATTCCCGGGGCACGGATTCCAATCGACTTTAAAAAGATAAATAATGTAATGCTATCAAGACCGCCGACCGAAACGTGATAGTTTAATTCTCGTCTATCGCATTCTTCAGCAAATTCTCTCGCTCTGATAGTTGCATACTTAACTTTAAATTCATAATTCTGTTTTTGCTTAACAATGAAATCAGAGATTTTTCTCTGTCCGTCAATTCTTTCCATTCGTTCAAAAACATTTTCTTTCATTTCTTCACCCCCACACATTCAAAACCGAAGGAATCGGATTCAGGCGTTTCAAGGGCTTTGAGCTTGCGTTTTAGCTCTCTGTTCTCGTGACGATAACCGCTTGACGCTGTTTTTTCGAGTGCAAGGTCTGTTCTTGCGTTTCTCAGTTCAATGCTGAGATGTCTGTTCTCTGCTCTGAGGCTCTCATTCTCCTTAAGCAGTTTTCTGCGTGTAAGTAAATCTTTAAATGCCATTTGTTACACTCCTTTCAACGGGTTTGAACCGAGAATATAATTGAGAAACGGTATTCTCGGAATACGGATAGATGTGCCGACTACAATTACATTGAATCCCAATTTTTCGGGTTCGTCCTTTGCCTGTTCACGCAAGTTTTGCGGAGCAACTCCAATAGCCTTTGCGGCGTCTTCCGAGAGCAGATAGACATCACTGCTATCCATAATTTCTTTGATTTTTTTGTTCATCTGAACTGTGTCCATACTTTCGCCTCCTATTTTTCGTTGGTAATTTTGTCTGAAACGATTTCGACTGATTCAACATCAGCTACGCTGAGTGCCAGTTTGAGCAGTACAACCTCGCTGACCGTTCGTGTTATCTGATAGCTTGTAACATACGGAATTTCTGTTCCGTCAATTTCAAGAAGGAACTTATCCTTTGTGTCAATAAGTTTAAGTTTTGCCATTTTCTCACCTGCTTTTCGATATTTTATTGCTTTATTACCCAAATAATGTTATTATTTATTTAGAAAGGTGGTGCACATATGAGTGACCAAAACATAAATGATACTGCTTATGGTGTTACAAAAGCTGTTTTAGAATCAGAAGCAGTAAGTAATCTTACAAATCCACCAACAAAAGTTGTAGGTGGTCTGTTAGCCGATTTCATAAACTTAACTGTAGGTGGCATACATCATGCTTCAATAAAAGCCGAATTAAAGCGCCAAAAAAAGTTGGAAGACTTTAAAGCTAACATTCAAAAGGGTGTAGATAATATTCCAACAGAACATAAAGTTGAATCGAGAGAATCGATTATTGGACCTGCTCTTGAAAAAGCGAAATACCTTATGAATGAAGACGAAATTCGTGAAATGTTTGAAAAGTTAATCGTCAATTCATTCGACAGTAGAAAAATCGAAAAAATTCATCCGTCTTTTTCTGACATCATTCAACAAATGTCGCCTATAGATGCCCAAAACCTAAAATGTTTTTCATTTGGAGAAAATTTGCCAATATGCGAAATAAGGATAAATTTTGAAAAAAGCGGTCATAGAATTTTGCAAACTAATATTTTTTGTAGTAATAAGTTTTGCGATTCAATTGAGCAACAATCAATTTCTTTATCGTCTTTATCTCGTATGGGTCTTATAAGCATCGCATATGATGAATACATAACTGATGATTCAGTCTATAAGATTTTTGATTCTTTACCTATAGTAGTAGATTTCAAAAATCAAATAGAAGCCACAAACAAATCAAATAACAGTAATCAAAAATTTGATTTACAGAAAGGAGTTGCAAAACTTACTCCTGTTGGAAAAGCGTTCATTGATGTTTGTCTTCGTCCTTTGCCCACTTAATCAGATCCATAATTTGAGCGTCGTGCTTATCAAGGTAGCTGTCTATTGTTTTATACAAATGGGCGGCTACTATTTTTATTGCTAATACTGCTGAAACAAAAGCTGTGCAAAGCATTAGCAGTCCTAAAATTATTATTACTTCCGTCTTTCTTCACCTCTTTTCAGCTAAGTCCGTTTAATGGGACTGTGATTATGGTATTATTGATTGTGTGGTATTACCTACTGTTCTTTTTAAGAATTTCGTTGACAACTGACCTTTCTTCATTCGTCAGCAAGTTTTCAATTGGTGTATCTGTGATTTCAGCAATTTTCTGTCTTACTGAAATTTTAGGAATAACGCCATTACGCCAGTTTCGGATATTAGCTTTGCTCATTTCTAATTGAGAGAGTAACGAACAAAGTGTTATATTTCTTTTATCGCATATATCTGACACAATTTTGTAAAAATCCACAATTTATTACCTCCTTTTTTATTGATAATTTAGGTTGACAAATGTGCACTATGCCTTTATAATTTAATCAGTAAAAAAATTAGATTACAAAGTTGGTGCACATTCACACACCTATTTTCGTCAAGTTAATGTCCCCACATCGTCTTGACAAGTTTATTATAGTGCATAAAAGTGTACTTTGCAAGTGCATTTTTGAAATTTAGGTGCATTTATGTGAACTTCGTGAAAAGTGCACAAAAGTAGAGGTGCATTTTTGTGTTCTTTGATTTATTGGATTCAATATGTAAAGAGAACGGTACAACGGTTACTGCGGTTTTGGTTGCAGTTGGTTTGAGTAAAGGTTCTATACGCAATTGGAAAAACGGTGTTTTACCTAAATACCAAACTCGCCTTAAAATAGCCAATTATCTCGGTGTTCCTGTTGAAAGGCTTATGACTGAGCAGGAAATCGAAGAAGAAAAGAAACAGCATGAGCAGATTGAAAAGTTAGTTGAAGATGTTGCAAGAAAGGTTTCTTCCCCTCTTCCGAAAACAAATTTTGATGAACTTTCGTATGCTGCTTATCAAGAAATGGAAGGAGAAAGCGAAGATTTTAAAAACGATATACTTAGCTATATCAAATTTAAGAAATCTCAAAAAGGAAATGATTGAATGACTTTAGAGGATATTTATTTTGAATGTGAACAAAAAGGGATAACTGTTGAATATTTCAAAACTGACAAAGCAAAAGCATTTTCTTTTCCTTATGAAAATGGAATTGTAGTTCTTGACAAAAGCAAAATTGAAACCACAACTGAGGAAACGGTTTTGCTTGCTCACGAAGAAGTTCACATAGATTTAGGTGCTTTTTATTTATTCACAACTCCATTAACCGTAAAAGGGAAAATGGAACAAAAAGTAAAGAAACACACAATAAAAAAGCTCATCCCTTTGGACGAGCTGAAAGAAGCGGTTCACAACGGTATAACAGAGCCGTGGGAACTTGCCGAATATTTTAATGTCACAAATAAATTTATGATTGAAGCAATGGAATTTTACAGAGATAATTTATTGATGTGATAATAAAAAAAGACCGCTCACAGCTGGCACTATGAGCGGTCACAAAAAGGTATGCGAGAAGTCTGCACTCCTCTTAATTATTCTACATTTTATTACATTTCTTGTCAATATAAATACTGTCTCTTA